AGAAATTCCAGCAAAATTTGGATATTTTTCTTCGGCAAATTCTTTTAAGCTTGAAGAATTTTTTGGCCAATCGTTATAAGCATTAATTAAATTTTGATTAATTAAAAAGAATGTCCAATAGTAATCTGTTGTTCCATATAACTTATAAGAAACTGAATCAGGTCTTTCGCTATCACCGATTGTATAATAAGTATATAAACTAATATCATCTAAAAGTTTAGAACCGAGTTTAGCAAATTGAGTAATGTTAGTTAATTTTTGTGTAAAACCGTTACCTCTAACATCGTAATCAATTTTTTGAAAATTTTTAAAATACATTTAGAAGCCTCCTCTTTTTATAAGCTGACGATTAAGAGGTTGTAATTCTTTAAAGGTTAGTGCTAAAGAGACTTCAACTGGCCTGCCACCATCTGCGGATTTATAATAGGACATCGAATTTGGGTTATATGTTATTGAAGCATTTTCTAAAAACATTTCTGGAAGTTTAGGAATACCATTAACTTTTTTAAATTGTATTTGGAAAGCATCTGGAAATTTATATCCAAATCCGTATTGAGTAATTTCTGGATACATACCTTCTCTAAAAAATTTAATAATGTTATCTACAGTATCAGCTTCACCTGCTGACTCTGGTATAAATCTAAATTGCATTGAAAAAGAACGTAAAGTTGGAGCTTTAAAAAGCAAAAACTCTCTTGGGTTTAAACTTTTCTGTATAGCTTTATTTGCTTCTTGTAATGCCGTTCCAACACCAACACCAAGAGCAGCAGAACCTAAGCCGAGTGCTGCCAATGCTTTTAATGAACGAGCTTGAGAAGCTGAAATAGCACCTGCAATAGAACCTGCAGCTAATCCTCCATATTGTGTACCAACTGATGCAGCATCATCAGCTACTTCACCCGCAAAATCTGTGGCAGCGTCGAGTAAAGTACTTGGATCATTAATATATCCTTGAATCTTTTCTTCTGTAAGAGAAGCACCACCAACACCGGTTCCATCCATGTAACCTCCAATAAGGTTACCAATTATACCAGTTGAGGCAGTATCATACATCATTGAATCACCAATAGAAATACCCATTGGCATATACATTGCAACCATGCCAGCTTCGGTAAGCACAACTCCTTGTGAGGTACCTTGTAGACCTTGAATTCTATCTGAAGTAAGTGCTACTTCACCACCCGCTGCAGCGTTAGAGTATTGTGCTCTGTGTCGTGTAAATAATACAAAAGGAGCATTACCTTGTTTGGCTGGATATCTCATCACAGCTTCACTTCGGCCGCCACGGTTTAATTCGAATTGATTAACTGCCATATTTGAAACGCCATAAATAGTTTAAATCTGTTAAGAGTATTTATAATGGCTTACAAGGGAAAATACACAGTAAAAAATAAGAAGAAATACGCAGGTGATCCAACCAAAGTCGTATTTAGATCGTTATGGGAACGTAACACTTTTCGCTGGTTAGAAGCTCAAGACAATATTGTCGAGTGGTGCAGCGAAGAAGTTGCTATTCCGTACGTGTGTGATACCGATCGCAAGGTCCATCGTTACTTCATTGATATTTATTTCAAAACAAAAGATGGTAAGAAATATTTAATTGAGATTAAACCTGCGAAAGATACACGTCCTCCAAAGAAAGGTAAACGTCAAACGAAACGATACTTATCTGAAGCTTTGACATACGTAAAGAATCAAAGCAAATGGAAAGCCGCTCACAAGTTTGCTCAAGAGAATAATGCTACATTCCAAGTTTGGACTGAAGACACTCTAAAACAACTTGGAATCAAAACTCTCGCAAAGTGATATAAATAACTACATGGCAGAATCATTATTTCAAACTCTAGAATACGAAGCATTCCGAGCTGGCATCACGGCCCGCACGGCAGAGTCGCGTCGGTGGTTTCAAGGTAAGATTAAAGAGATGGGTGACATCAATAGACGTCAACTATTACGAGATCCTGCTTTGGTTAAAAGAAATAGACCAGGAATTGGTAAAATGTATATGTTCTTCTATGATCCAAAACATAGACAAACATTACCATATTACGATGCGTTCCCTCTTACAATTATGGTGGGTCCAGCTCCTGGTGGTTTCTATGGTTTGAATTTGCACTATCTACATCCAACTCTTCGCGCGAAGTTGATGGATGGATTATTAGATACTGTAAACAATCAAAAGTTTAATGAAGACACTAAATTTAAAATTAATTATCAAATATTAAATTCTGTCAAAAGTCTTAAATACTATAAGCCATGCTTTAAGCATTATTTAACTAGACATGTTGAATCAAGTGTTACAATGGTAGAAGCACCTGAATGGGAAATTGCTATGTTCTTACCAAGTGAACAGTTTAGAAAAATGAATGCTCGTAAAGTTTGGGCACAATCAAGGAAAATGATCTAATGCCAATTCCAGCAAGTATCGATACTCTTAAAGCATCTATTAGCAGACGAGGCGGACCTGCTCGAGCAAATAGATATGCAATATATATTTCTCATCCTGGTAAAAAAGGTGGACTACTTGGTGGTCTAATCAATACAGATTTAAGTGGTATTATTTCTAACGTAGCGAGATCAGCACTATCGGGTGGTAGTATTGGTTTTGGCGGATTTATTAATGATCCGCGTGATATGTTTTTATTCTGTGAATCTGTTTCAATGCCGGGAAGACAGATCGCAACACAAGATTTCTTTACAAGCCAAAAGGCATTTAAAAGACCTTATGCATATATTAATGATCAAGTTAGTATGACATTTAATTTAACAAACGATTATTATGCATATAATTATTTAAAATCATGGATGGATATGATTGTTCGAAGAAATGGTGAGAACGATTATACCGTGAGTTATAAAAGCGAGTTTACAGGTGATATTACAATTCAACAACTAGGTAATACCGATTACATTCCAGTAAAAGGTATTAAGTTAGAGAATGCGTTTCCTGTTAATTTGTCATCGATTAATTTGTCAAATTCAAGCGATAATAGTATTTCGCAAGTTACGGTGACTTTTGAATTCGACGACTGGAATGAAGAATCAGTCGTGGATGGTGTACTTGGCCAGCTTGGTGGAACATTACAAGCATTGGCTATTGATGCATTTGGTTAATATTAAAACACTGGAGTGAAATGAAATGGGTTTACCTAAAATTAATGCGCCAAAATATAGAATGACGATTCCGTCTTCTGGTAAAGAGGTAGAGTTTAGACCTTACCTTGTACGAGAAGAAAAAATTCTTATGATGGCTATGGAAGCTGAAGATGAAAAACAAATGAGTACTGCAATTACTGATATTGTAGAGGCTTGTACCTTTGGCGAATTGAATATTAATAAGTTGGCATTATTCGATATTGAATATATGTTTTCACAATTAAGAGCAAAGTCAGTTGGAGAAAAAACAAAAGTTTTGATTCCATGTTCTGCCGAAGGTTGTGAAGAAAAGAACGAAGTAGAAATTAATTTGGAAACTGATATTAAGGTAACAGATCTTCCAAATAACAAGATTGAATTAACAGACAACACCGGAATCATTATGAAATTTCCTTCTGTTGCTGATTATATGGATATTGTCAATTCAGATAAAACTACGATTGACAAAATCTTTTTAACAGTAGCTGCGTCTATTGATTCGATTTATTCTGGTGATGAGATGTTTGACTCTGCAGATCACAGTAAAGATGAACTAATAGCTTTTATTGAAAATCTAAACAGTGATCAGTTTAATAAAGTAAAAGCATATCTGGATAAATCACCATATGCTTATATGAATGTTAATTTTAAATGCAGTAAATGTGGACATAATAATGACATTGAGCTGAAAGGGTTGGGAAATTTTTTCAACTAGCCCTTTCTCACAATAATTTGGTTAATTACTATAAAACAAACTTTAATTTGATGCAACATCATAAATATAGTTTGACTGAATTAGATGAAATGATACCGTGGGAAAGGGAGATTTACGTTGCTATGTTAGTGAATTACATTAAGGAAGAAAATGAAAGACTAAAACAGAAACGTAAATAGGAGACGTCATGTCTGAAGAAAATAAAACTCTTACGGTAGATGCCAGCGGTGAAATGGCAAAGGCTGACACTAATGGCGATGGACACATTTCTCAAGAAGAAATGGAAATGCATTTAGAGTTCAAACGTAAAGAACTTGAAGATGCAGATGCAAGAAGAGATGCAATGAGATATATGACTTGGTTTGCGTTGTTTGGTATGTTACTATATCCAACAACCATTTTTATTACATCATTATTTGGATTAGATAAAGCTGCAGCAATTATTGGTGATATTGCACCAACTTATTTTGTTGCTATTTCGGCTTTAGTTGCAGCATACTTTGGCGCAAATGCTTATACAGATAAGAAAAAATAAGGTAAAAGACTATGGCTGATAAATCGCTTGATGATGTAATTGATCGCCTCAAACAAGAAGGCCAATTAACCAGAAACTCTGGAACAAATTCGCTTAAGTCTATTAAGCAAATTATGATAGAGTCTCAGGCTAGTGGTGCTGAGCAAAAAGAATTAGACCGTGAGAAGGCGATTCAAGATCAACAGCAACAAGCGATCTTTATGAATATGGATGACAATCTTGAAAAGATTGCAGACGTATTAGGTTCATCAGGTGGATCAGGATCCGGTGGTGGACTATTAGGCAGTTTAGGCGGAAGCGGCCTCGGTGCTTTATTAGCTGGTGGTGGTGTAGG